ATCCGCATCATCCCACAGTTCGTCAGCAATTTTCATAACATAATTTGGGTTGTCAGGAAGTGCCCAAACTGCGCGAAATGAACCTTCACCAATTTTTTCAAACCCATAATCCTCCAGACATTCTGGTTCGGTGCTTTGCGGCTTACAATCTCCTCCTTGGCCGAACTCAGGTTCGTCAACGTCCATACGATCATCATATCGGGGTTGACCACCGGGAAAAACGTCTGGGATTTCACCATGAAGCCATCTTTCAAATCCTTCACCAAATTCCATGCGTTCATTTAAGAACTTGCGCCAACTTTCCATTAAAAGTTTCATGTTTGTACCTGCTTCACGGGGATTTTATCTATCCCTAAACGTTTAGCTGCTTCTAATCTATGATGTCCATTTAATACATAGTAAAATGATTCATCTTGTCCGCTTTTGGGGGCTGGTTCAAAAGATGGATCACCTTGTAATTTTGCAGTTACTACTGGTTTTTGATGACAGACTTCAATAGGTTTAAAAACTCCCTGTTTTATTTGTTCCATTTTAGATTGTATTTTTCTTTCACACTCTTCACTTGGACAATCATGATCCTTTCCGTGACCTAATTCTTCTGTAGGAATAATCTGATTAATAGTTACATAAAAAACAGACTCATTCAAATATCCTCGCCAATTTTCCATTAAGAGTTTCATACTTTAAATTTACTTATCCATCTCCAACGCTTTCTATTTTGTAAATAGTTTAAAGTTCCTTCATGTTTATATGCTTCTTGCTCGGCGCGGATTTTATAATAGGCGGATCTTCCATCCCTATACTTAAGCCAGCCGTGCAGATAATCATAAATGTATAAAAGAAGCCCTCCAACAAATAGTGTTTCTAAATTTTGTTGGAAATGTATAATTTCATGCTGTTTGGCATGATCACTAAATTCATTTCGCCCAAAAACTATAAAACCAATTACAATTGCGCCTATTGAAATCGGCGCAAAATAGGACAGAAACCGGGGCACCCAGCTATTTTCAACAAAAATAGGTTTCCAATCTCTCATTTAAAATGTCTCCTGTTCTCCGTCTTCATAGGTTATAATTGTTTTATTTGCTGGATGTGGTAAGATGTGAACCTTAACAAAATCATCCATTGAATCAAACACAGCAATACCTCCGCGTGGTGGTGGATAAAGCCAATGAATAACGGCTTGGCCTGTTGCTAGTTTAACGCCTTCGATTACAACACCTGTTCCTGAAACTCCTGTTTGATCATCATCGCGATAGACTGTAAATGCACGAATGCCGCGAGGTGCAAGTGATGGTGGCGGACTAGGTTTAAGAGATTCTACTTCTTCATCTTTCTTTTTTGGTGACATTTCAGCCTCCCGATGCGCCAGGAGGTTTACTACCCCGATAATCAATGGGCGCTGTGGACCAGCCTGTTAGTTTAACTTTGTTTTTGCCACGGCGCAATAAACGTTTCATTTGTTTGTGCAAACGCGGTTTTAACTTTTGTTGGAATGTACGTTCTTCAGATTCTTCTTCAAGATTCACTTCTCGGCCATCATCCTGTGCGACACAGCGAGGAAGGGGTTTTCCTTCTTCATCAACCTGTTCTAAATAACCAATTTGTGTAGTTCCTTGAGGGCATGGATTCGAAGGCTTACCAGAAGGAAGCGAATAGGTTCCATAGGCATAGGCTCTTTCCTGAACTTTTTCGAATTCTTCTTCGATCATTCTTTTCAAGGTGTGGGTATTAAGTTTCATTTGTATTCTTCATTAAAAATTTAACTAATTCTTTCTTTTGTTTTAATGTTAAATTTTCTCCCAAAGTCTCCTTTATAGTTTTAAAAGATGCTTCTATTAGCTGCTTCCTCTCTACATCACAATAGGGACAATTTGCAAAAACCCCTTCTCTATGGCCTCCCAAACAAACCGAACATGATGCTTTTAAAAAGAGCCCAAGACACGTTTTGTTCACCACCGCATATTAAATAGTTTAATACCTCAACTAAAAACAAATAAAAAAAAGGGTGCTTAACGTTTGTCAAGCACCCTTCGCTGTTGATTCAATGGTTAAAATTTATTTAATTTCAATCGTTTTTGGCTTTGCCGACTCCGATTTAAATAAACTTACTACCAAAACTCCATTTTTGTATTTGGCTGAAGTTTTTTCTTGATCGCAATCATTTGGTAACGAGTAACTTTTAGAATATTTAGTTGCGTAAGCATAGCCGTCATCATTGTCGCCAGCATCGTAACTTATAGTTATTTGATTTCCCTCTAATGTGATCTTAAAATCTTTCTTCTCCAAACCAGGAGCAATCAAAGAAATTTCATATTTGTCTTCTAAATCTTTGACAAGTGGTTTATGATAATCTTTTGTTTCCTTTACTAATGGACGTTTCCATAAATCATCAAAACCAAGTAATCTGTCAAAAATGTCTGTGTGAGTATTATTGTTAAACAAGGTCAGTCCTGTCATTTTTTCCTCCGTGATTGTAATGTAATCACTGGTCGCGGAGCGTCAAGCAAAAACTATCCATGAAGAACTTTTTTTACTTTTTGCCCCAACATGTCAGGACTTCCTACAACTGTTATTTCTTTTCCATTTGTTAAAGAAACTCTGGAAAACTGTTGGGCTTCATGCAAACCTTCTGGTAGTTTGCCGTTTGCATGTAATCCTGCACACTGTTCGTCAAAGACCATTGAAACAATTTGTGATGAATTAAGCACGATTTCTCTTAAATTGAAGTGACCAGAATTTTCGATCACTTCAACTAATTTAATCATTGTCTTTTGCTTCTTCTTCTGAATTAACATTTTCGTCCTTTGTTTCTAAAACATCAGTTGCACTCACCTCTTGTGTTTGGCCTGTTACCATTGAAGGATCTGTCATGCTAGGATCAATTCCCAAGTGCAAATCAGCATTGGTTTTAGAATAACCGGCCAAAATGCTCATATAATCCATCAACCTGTTATCGAGTTTGGCTAATCCCATACGAGCAGCATCCATTGATTCCAGTGCTTCAGTGATCTTACTTTCATTACTATTCAAAATAGCATCTTGGATGTCGATTGTGATCGCCGGTAAGTGATTTTCTTGTAAATTTTGTAATAGTTCAACAATAGTGGATGGTATGTCTTCTAGATCACACGCATAGCTTACAACAACTTTCATTATGAATTTTTTCCTTTTTTATTTGGTTTTATTAAATTTCTTTCGTCAGCAACTATTGCGTTGCTTTCTCCCATTGGGAGAAGATTATAACGTTTTCCGCCTTTGACGGCATTAACAATTGGCAAAGTATTCTCTAGTACAAAACATAGACGATTACCCATTCTTCTAAGGTGCGGATCTTTAGTGTGAGAACCGGCTTGCGTTCGTACTTGTACTAACTGACCTTTTTCAAACTTAGGTTCTTTATAATGGTTTTCTAAAACCAATTGGGCGTACTTATTGCCGATCATTCTATGTGTTTGTTTTTTAGTGGGGATGAATAATTCATCATTTAAAATGCTGGTTGCAGTTACAGTATAATAACCAGTATTTAAATAATAATTTGCGACTATTTTCGCGGCGGTGAAATAATCTTTCTTATATTCTTTTGCCCATTCTTTGAGTTTTACTTTTTCTTGTGGTGAAAACCGACTTTCAATTTTTTCAAAATACCCCACTTGACCTTCAGTTAACCCACCTTTCATTTTATAATAATGAGCCACAGATTCAACAAACTCTTTAGAGCGATTATCCAAATCTTCTTTTTGGAGTTTGGCTAATCTTGCTTTAAGATTGTCTTGTTTGACTAAGGGTTTCGCCAGATAATGTTGTTTGCGATAAAATGTCATTTTCTCAACTCCTATAATAAGTGTATCAAAAATTAGGCTTAATGTCAAGCAAAAAAAACATTAATTTATTGTAAATAGGCTACGAGTGCCGCAGCTGTGACGGTTAAAACCGTGGTTAATAAAGCCCATAATAATTTATTTTTTTGGCGGGTGTCGGCTTCCAACGCTCGCAATCGAGCATAAAGACCATCGTCAGGATTATAAACAGCCTCTTTAATTTTGGCAATATCGTCACACATTCTTTCTTGGCGCATCTTAATTGCCTCCAAACTATCCATTATTTTGACTTCTAAAAAATCCATGCGAGTTTCAATAGCGATTAATTCAGGGATCGGTTGGGCCATACATTTAAATAGTAGAATCTTTAGGCTTTATCCTCAACAATCGCATGATCAGTGAGTAAAAGTGTAGATGCAGCCGATGCAGCATTTTCTAAAGCGCACCTGACAACCTTAAATGGATCAATAATTCCAAACGCAAACATGTTAACAATTTGGCCGTTCGTTACATCCAAGCCAGAATCAGGATTCGTATGATTCTCAACTTTTTCTAAAAATAAATCAGGAGATAATCCAGCATTAGTCACCATCTTCTTAAATGGCTCTTTGACAGCCTGTAAAATAATAGTAGAGCCTATTTGTTGTTCTGGATGTTCAAAGTCAATGCTAGTATTTTTCGCTATGCGTAATAAAGCTGATGAACCTCCTGGAATTATTCCTTCCTGTTGTGCGGAATTTACTGCCTCTAATGCATCTTCTACTCGATGTTTCTTTTCTATCATCTCAACTTCAGTTGCGCCACCTATTTTAATAATTGCAACTGCGGACGCAAGGCGACCAATACGCTCTTGTATCTTTTCACAAGCAGGTAAACTATTTTCTAGCCCTATTTCTTTCTTTAAGGATTCAATTTTTTGCTCAACTGCTTCGTCGTCTTGATCTCCACCCACAATTGTAGTAAAAAATTTAGTAGACTCAACACTTTGAGATTTTCCAAAATGTTCTAATTTAATAGATCGCATTTCAATTCCACTCTCTCTTGAAATAAATGTTGCACCAGTGGAAATGGCTAAATCACTGAGAATGTTTCGCCTTTCTTCGCCGTAGCGTGGGGCTTTAATTCCTGCGACTTTCATTGAACCCTTCATTGAATTCATAATCATCGCTGCAAGTGCTTGACCTGAAATATCTTCAGCAACTATAATTAAGGCTCGACCATCACGCGCAGAAATTTCAAGTGCTGGTAAAATTTCATCGATGGTTGTAATGTTTTTATCGGTAACTAAGATTAAACAATCTTCATGCCGCATAATTGATCGGCGTTCATCTGTAACAAAAGCATTTGCCAAAATGCCAGAATCAAACCTAAACCCTTCCATTAATTCCAAGGATGTGTCATTAGATTTAGCTTCTTGAATTGAAATGGCTCCATCTTTGCCCACTTTGTCAACCGCAGTTCCAATTAATTTACCAATACCTGCATCTCCATTTGCTGAAATGGTGGCAATTTGTTCAATTTCTTCTTGTGTTGAAATTTGTTTTGATTTCTGTTTTAATCTTTCTATTAAATCATCAACTGTTATGTCTATTCCTCGTTTTAATTCTATAGGAGAAACGCCAGAAGATAAATGAATCTGAGCCTTTTCCATTATGGCGCGGGCCAATACAGTAGCAGTAGTTGTGCCATCGCCAGCAGTCGAATTTGTAGATTCGCTTGCTTGCTTAATAATTTGTGCGCCGAGGTTTTCAAAGGGATCTTCTAGATCGACAAACTTGGCGACTGTTACGCCATCTTTGGTAATGATCGGTCTAGTGTTATGGCCTTTAATAATTACGTTTCTACCTCTTGGTCCCAGAGTGGTTCCTACGGCATCAGCAAGTTTTTTGGCTCCATCTAGGATCTTTTCGTTTAACTTTCTACCTGATTCAAAATTCTTCATCTTATTTCCTTATTTAATAAAAGTTTATTGGGCAAATAAATTGGATCTACACCCGTTAAATTGGGCAAATCAAAAAACTCATTTAAACACCAATTGATTTCTTGCATTCCTAAACATTGAGTGTAAGAAACATTGTTATAAAAAATAGAAAAATCTATCTTCTTCAATGCCGACACTATATCTCTATCCTTATCGTTAATTTTAAAATAAGAATAGCACGTATTCTTAACTCTTTCAAATTCTTCTATCACCTTGCCGCAACTCCAACCAAAAGTTACCAACACGACATCAGCGTCTTTTGGTTTTACTCTTGTGATCAGTTTGTGATCAGGTACTTTTATCTTTGGCCTCGTTCGATCTTCTTTTTTCCAAATTTGGAAAAGTGTATTTAAATGTTTATTTTCGTAGGGGCCGGTTTCTTCTGAATAAAAACAGACTTTTGACATTTCAAATTCTTCGGCAAGATGAAAGTTATTGTTTAATCGATTAATGACTGTCCATTTTTTCCATGCTTTGGGTATAATAAATCCAATCACATCAGATGACTTTGCCGATTCATTAAAAAATTTAACTGAAAGGCTATTTGCTCTGCCAAAAGGAGGGTTTGTTAAAGTAACCAAATGATCGCAAGCAGCAAATTCTTTTTCAAATGGTTCATCTTCTAAAAAATTAGCCTTTATTACTTTGGGGCTTTTGGGTTCAATGTCACAAGAAATAATTTTATTATCAAAACCGCCATCTTCAATAGCTTTAATAAAGTCACCCCTACCACCACAAGGCTCCAAAATAAGACTGTCTTTATTAATATAGTTTTTTATTTTATCTACACAAAAATTGGCAGTTGCAGGAATAGTATAGTATTGCTCTTTGCCAGTTTTTCGAGTGTTGCCCTTTTTGGGTCGGACTGCTGTCATTGTGTAAACATTATACACACGTTATAGGGTTTAGTCAAGTGATTTCTTCTAAAACCTCATCTAAATCAAAACCAGCGCAGTCAATCTTGCGAGTAGTAATATGATAATGATTTACCACTCCATTAAACTCCCCTTTTTTAACAAGAGGATCAACAGTTTTGATCGGCTCGCCATCACTCATTGGAGAAACCAATTCAATTTGATAGGCTTTATTTAATGATTTAGCCAGAGCCTTGAACGCTTCTTCTTGCCAGGGATAGAAACCTAAAAATGGTTCTAATTCTTTTCCATGAACTTCCACGCCTTTCCAAAGTGGTCGAGGGCCAAATCCTTTTGATCTATAAATCTCTTGGTATTTCGGATAATAGGCGTTTGAAATTTCAACACCGATGCTTCGCGCATTAACTTTAGAATTGCCCGCATGATAGCCGATATCGTTGCAATCCATTATCTGATAGATTGTGCCATCGTTATCAATGAGGAAATGTACCGACAACTTGCGTTTTTTTAGTATTTTAAAGCAACTTTTGGAGGATAAACACACATCCCAATGGGCAACAAGCATCGAAGACACCCTCTCATTTTTTGCAGTTTTATAGCAATTTTTGGGTAACTTTAATCCATCTGAATTATCAAAGGTTTTAACATCGTCCCAATCGATTGGAACATGTTCTCCATTACAAATAATATAATTTTGTATTTCACTGACGATTGGGGTTTGATCTGCTTCTTTTTGTGTTTCTTGGCGACGGTAGGATGACGTATCTTGCTTTATTTTAAAAAGAAATTGACAAATGTTATTATACCACTTCATCAGCTATGCCCCATTCAACTGCTTGGTCTGCGTCAAAATAAGTATCAGTTTTCTTTCGAAAGATACCTCTGATTTTTCTTTCACTTAAGTTGGATTCTTGAGCCAATGCTTTTACGAATTGATCTTGATACCATTTAACTTCGCGAATGTCCACTTCTAGTTCCTTGAGAGAGCCAAATTGACCACCAGATGGAGCGTGCAACATTAATCTACAGCTTTTTCCAACTCGACGAGAACCTTTTGTTCCAGCCGCCAATAGTAAAACGCCAGCCGACATCACTTTCCCAATACCAAAAGTGCGAATGTCACAATCCTTTTTGATATCTCGCATACAATCATACACAGCAAACATGTCTTGAACACTTCCACCTTCGGTTGAAACTAGAAAGTCCATTGGAGTATAGCTAACCACAGGATCTGTTTTTGTCTCAAGGTCTGTTTCTTGGTCTTCTGGTTCTTCTTGTATTTTTCCAGTATCACGGAAATAATAAAGAGAGGAGATAAGTGTGCGACAATTGTCATCTGTCACTTCACCGTATAAACCGCTTACACGACTGGTGTCTGCTGGGTTGTTTGCTCCAAAAAATAAAATATCACTTAGGCTTTGTTCTTCTTCTTCTTGATTCATCTTGTTTTAATTCAATAATTTTAAATGAATTATCTCCCCACTCTAATTCAACCATACCCGCGACGTATTGTGAAATTATTTTATTATATTTCTTCCACTCTTGAGTATTCATTTGTTTACTTTCGATCTTGTCTAAACACCATCTTAAAACTGCGTTTAACTTAAACAACTTTTCTGAAAAGATTATATTTTCATGCGATGCAATTAATTTTCTTTTTCTGAAAAAATTGAATATGTAATCTTTACGCGCTTTTTCTTGCATGGCGCTTAATGGCATTTTCGGATTCATCACTACATCTTCTTATCTTTATAAATATCAGTTAAAACATTCATCGCACCTTTCCAGTCTTCGAATCCTATTTGCCATTTAAATTCTTCTGGATAACTTTCACAAAATTCTTCTATTGTTTCTTTTTTCCAATCTTCGAATTCGGATGCAAATTCGTTCTTCACTCTTTTAGCTTCTTCGCTAGCAGGAGAATCTTTAAGCAACATTAAATAGGTCTGCTCCATAAGTGAAACTTTATAAACAACAGCACCAATGAGCATTAATAATTGTTCGGTTATTCTCCTTACGAAAAAAGAAGTTCCATCAATAACTTTCAAGCGGTAAGCTAATGTTTTAAGAATATAGCCTGCACTAAATCCTAGAAAAGCTACTAGTAATAAATTTTCATTCATGCCTAATAGTATATATCAAACTGAAGAAGAAATCAAGCACAATCTTGCAAAGCTATTAAAAAAATCAAAGCTGTCGAAAGAACTCCAATGTGAAATCCAAGTGAAAAAGAAAGAAGTTTTTCATTTAATTTTTTTTTGTCGCCAATCATTTATTGCTGATTTTATTGCATCTTCGGCAAGGACAGAACAATGAACCTTTACAGGCGGAAGGGAGAGTTCTTCTACAATTTCCTGATTCGTGATCTTTTCCGCTTCTTCGATGGATTTGGATTTGACCCACTCAGTAACAAGAGAGGAACTAGCAATAGCAGAGCCACACCCAAAAGTTTTAAACTTAGCATTTTCGATTATTCCTTTTTTGTTAACTTTAATTTGAAGGCGCATGACATCGCCGCAAGCTGGTGCTCCGACTAAGCCGGTGCCGACATTAGGATCGTTCTTATCAAGGGTTCCTACATTTCGAGGGTTTTCAAAATGATCAATTAATTGTTTTTCATATGCCATGTGTTAATTGTACCGCATGGTCATGGAAAAGTCAATAGGATTATTTTTTGCTTTCTTTAAGAAGCCTTTCAACAACTCGTTTATATACTTGCTGTTTAACTTCTTCAATTTTTGATTTGATTTTGGCAGCTTTATCGTCAACCAATTCGACGCCAAGACCAGCCAAAGCCGCTTCATAAAGATCCATTTCGCGATTGCCTGGGGCTTCGAGGTCTTCCACTTCTGCGCCAATTTCTTCTACTTCTTCTCCGGGGAGTTCTTCTTCAACGTCGAGTTCATCTTCAGCGCCTTCGTCGCCAGCGGCAGAGATTACTTGATCAAGAACATCACGCGCAGTTTTAAGGGCGTCAACGTCCGCATCTTCTACAGTGACTTCAGCTTCAATTTCACCAGGAGATTCTTCAGCTTCAACATCCAATGCTTCGATGTCTTCACCAGGTTCTTCAATTGCAGCTGCTTCGATGTCTTCGATGCCACCTTCGGCTTCAAGATCATCTTGCTCTTCAAGATCTGTCACTTCTTCTCCGAGTGGGGCGTATTTTTCACTTAAAAAGTTGTCACCGAGAACCTCCATGTTTGCGAGTTTCATCATGCGACGAATGGTTCCTTCTTGTAATAGAGGCTTTTTGGTCTTTTTGGCCATTGTTGAATTATCTCCTTAGAATATTATTCTTATTCTCCACTAAATAGTGTTTAAAACAATAAAAAGACATTCAAGAATTGTTAAATGATTCATCTAAATTTTTAACTAGTTTTTTTAAGGCTTCGCCCTCAATCTGTTTAATTCTGGATGGAGTTAATTTAAGACGTTCGCCAACTTCACGTAAAACCAATTTATCATTTTTCATTACTGCAATTTCAGTACAATTTAAATCTTCTGGATAGTCGATCCAAAGCCTACAATAGCTAACCTGACACTCGTGTTTTTTGAATAGGCATTCATTATAGCAGGCATTTGTTTGGTCAATTACTCTTAATAATTGATCTTCTTTGCGCGATTTCATAGATCTGGATGTTCCTGTTCTAAAATATCAAAAATGTTTTCAATCTCATTATCATCGAGTGCGAATTTAGATTTAATGTCGGTTGCTTGTTTTATATTAGTCATTATTTTTTTCCTTTGTTCTTTGCTTTGAATTACGTTTTCTTTTTTAAATTTGTTAATAAAATTATAAAGATCTTCATCTTTCTCAAGGTATCCCCTTACAATAGCTTTAAAAAACTTAATCTGCGTAAGATTATCGTATTGTAGTCGAATTTTAAATTCAACCTTTTCCGACTCTAACATCGAGAAAGAAATTTTTTTATTGAGTTCTGCCATTCTATTTTGTTAATGTCAAAATTGTCGGTCCAGCGCCCCAATGCATATCGCCAAAAACTACGACCACTGATGGAAATGGGGCTGCATTTGTTTTCTCGCTTCCGTTTTCAAACTTTAATCTTCCTTTTATAAAATAAATGTGGGATGCTGCTTTCATTATAAAGTCGTGCCAGTATTTTGTATCTGTTCTGGCGGGTATGAGCAGCGCCACTAATGCACCCCTACACGATTCTAGATAGGCTTTCTCGACCCATTCAGCTATATTGCCATAGGGCGGGTTTACAAAAACCCTTTCGCCCTTCCAACTCTTTTTTAAACCATCTTCTTCCATAGTATAAAATTTCTCACATTTTTTATTTTCTGAAGTGGCGCAGGGATCAAGTGTAAAATTGAATCTCCTATTTAATTTATTAAAAAAGGCTGGTGGTGTTCCCCATTCATCCGATTTTGAACTAAACATTATCTTTTGTGTTTGTAAATCCATCTTTCATTTCCTTTACTAAATTTTTTGCCGCGTCCCAACAAGTGGGGCAATAGAGTCTAACATTTTCGCCTTTAACCACGACGTTCCAGCTCATAACCATCTCTTTATTTTTTTTATCAAAATCTTTCTGACAAACTAAACAATGATCTGATAATTTATTAAAAAGGCCGACCTTCTTTTGCATCTCTTTCTTTGCGGCTTTGTCCTTTTTGCGTTGAATTTTCTTTGTTATACTACTCATCTCTTTTTCTGCATTCCACGGACGGGTGGTGAAAGTCCCTCATGTGCGCTATTGTCTGTAGACCCTAAAGCACCATCGCCGCGTTCTGAAATCGTAATTGGATACCAGTTGTATAAATCCCCTGTTCCTGTTTCAAGTGCTCGAAAATGAACAACCGGAACCATTACTGCTTGTGCAATTTTAGTGCCAGGTTCAATAATTTGTGTTGTTTTGCCAATGTTGTGCAAGTTAATAAAAACTTCTCCATCGTAACCACTATCAACTACGCAAGCTCCAACGATCAAAGATCGTTTTGCAGCAACACCAGAACGGTTTTTTATTTCCAACATATAACCATGAGGAATACCAAAGCGACAGCCAGTAGCTAAAATTGCGCTTTCGCCAGGTCTAATAGTTATACCATCTGTTTTCGGATTAATTAAAATTCCATTCGGTTCAGGGTTAAAAAATAAATCCAATCCAGCATCGCTGGGATTTGCCCTTTCCGGTGGATGGACATTATTCCGTACTCTTGTATATTCAATTATCATTTATTTCTCCTTTTTAATTGATTTTGAGTTTCTAAAACTTAACCATGATCTTGTAGGTCTTGTTTGGTATTCTTTATTATACCACATTACTTTCCAGCCAAGCTTTTCATAGGACCATAAAATTGATCCATCTTCCAACAGGATTTTTTCCCATTCAGGCAATACATCAATCTCTATTCCCTTGGCGGTGTTTGCCAAAGAACTCTTGATGCGAATTTCCTTATTAAGAATTTTTATCATCTTTTCTTTTGTGATGGGTTTATCTTCTACAAATAAATCATCAATATAAACATCATAATCGTCCATCAAAACCACCTTTCGCACATAAAAATTAAAATCCAACCGCCCGACATTGGATCTTTTACAATGTCAAACTCTTTTACAAGCTTGTGCTGTCTTCCCAATTTATTTCCATGAAACGCAGCACGCTCAATTAAATATTCTGAAATTGTATCTGCTGCTTCGTATTCGACCTCTTCAGATCCAATAATTAATCTATACACTTCTAATGTTATTTCGTTATCATTCATTTTATCCTACTAATTTAAAATTCCACTGAATTGAGCGAGTTGAAAAGCCCCACTGTGGATCGTGTTCTAATTTGCTAACATAGGGTCGATTAATGTGAACCTGTTCATTCGGTCGCACGTTCCAACACTTAATGTTTGTCGTTTGGCAAGTTTCATCAATTGCATTTATTATCCAAAACGTCTTGCCGTTCCTGGTTTTCTTTGGAATGATTTCCCTGGGAATAAACCAGCAAAGTTTCAAATCTTTATCATATTCAGCCAATGGAGGAACCTTCAAGTATTCTAATCGCTCCTTAACCTTTTTGTCGAGAACCAATTCAAACGGGAAAATTCCTGTTAAACTTACAATGTTTTCAATCTTTTCTTCTTCAGAGAAATCGTGTGTGCTTCCGTTTGCCTTGATGTTTTCGTCCAGCTTTTTCTTATTTTTAGGTCGAGAATCCACAACAGACAACCACAGATGTTTACAATGTTTAAAACGATTGTCCACAATCGAATCACAAGCTCCAGATCGAATTAAAACATCCAATGACTTTTTATTAAGTTTTGAATAACTTATTTCCTCATTGAATAGTAATTCTTCGATTGTTTTAAATGGTCGATGATTTAAAATCTGATCCATAGCTTTGTCACCAAGTCCTTTAATTGAAGTTAAAGGTTGAATCAAATGACCTTTCGAAGATACTTCCCAGTTGCGCCCTGATAAATTAATGTTAACTTCTTGGATTTCATATCCTAAATTTTTAACAACATTAATTGCTCTTTCCTTGCGACTCTCCGGTTCTTTATTAAGAAACGCTGCCAGCCATTCAGATGGATGGTAATTTAATAACCAAGCACACTGAAAAGATAAAATACTATAACCCACAGCATGGGACTTATTAAAGCCGTAACCACTAAAATACTCAAAAGTATTCCAAAGATCTTCTGCCTTCTTTTTACCAATTCCCTTTTCTGAACATCCTGCCACGAACTTAGTATGAATTCTAATCTTTTCCTCTGCACCTTTACCTGTTCCTTTCTTAGTTAATAATTTGCGTAAAAGATTTCCTTCATCCAATGAAATGTTTTTTCCAAGACGATGCGCCAAAAGAGCAATCTGCTCTTGAAAGATTAAGAAACCATAAGTTTCTTCTGTAACTTCTTTCACAATTGGATGAAGATGTTTTATAAATTGTGGATTTTGTTTAGCTTCAACATAATCTTTATCAACCTTTGCACTCAATGGCCCAGGTCTAAAAATTGATGTGATTGCTGCAATATCGATTAAACTTGTTGGTTTTGCTCTCTGGCAAAATGCTTGAGCGCCGGTTTCTGTAAATTGAAAGACACCAGCCCACTTTCCCTTATGGAAAATGTTAGTATAAATGTCTTGATTATCAAAGTCTAATTTATCTGGATGTAAGTGTATGTCATAGAATTGTTTTACTTCTTTGAAATCAGGAGTCTTTCCGGTTTGTTTTTTAATAATTCTTGTTATACCATCTTCAATCATTCGTAAAGTCCCAAGACCTAAGATGTCAAACTTAATGAATCCCATTGGTTCAAGGTGTCGGACATTTTGGCCTTCAGTCCACGGTGTTTGTCGCACACCACCAGAATAAATTAATGGCATGTATTTGTTTAATTCTTCTCCCACAACTAATCCACCAGCATGGCGCGAGCATGAGCGAACTTGCCCCTTTAATGTGCGGACATGTGGTTCTACTTGTGGGTATTTCTGAAGAAATTCTTGCAAACTCGTGCTGTATTTCATTAATTCTTCGAATGTCGG